TCTTCTCTATAGCTTTGTCTCCTCCGCTACCGGTCTCCTTTATCTTGTAAACGTCGTTAGTATGAGTTCTGTAATTAAAGTACAACACTTGCACTTTGTTTTTATCCATACCTTGTATACGTCTACCTCTAGATGATCTCTTACTAGAGCTATTATGTATATCCTCTAAATCTGATTCTGTCAAGTGATCAAACTCTCTAGCTAACTCATTTATAGGTATAGTTTTCACTTCCCCTATGTAATATATGTCGTCAAAGTACGGAGATTCAGTGTAAGAATAAACTATATTAGCGGGATCAACGTATTCAACGGTAGCGCCATCACTCCAGTTAAACCCAGTTTTAACACACCCAATACCTAGCACCGTTAAATCATACAACAACCTGCGCCTAGTTAAATCATACTTATTACCTTCAAGTAAAACATTGATAGCTTGCTCTTCAGCTATTTCAACAGCTTGCTTGTAATTAAGCTGCATGTGTAAGTCTAGCTCCTCCTGTGTATCTGGTAACTCTTCTTTTTTATTTTCGTATAAGTCAACGTTAAACATTTCCGCTGCCTGGTCATTATAAACCTTAGCATCCATATCCCTCATGAGAGATTCCATATACTCTGTTCTCTTACTCACACCAAATTGATCCTGTGAGTAAGCTTTAACGTTGAACATCCTTTCAGACATACCGTTAACCACTATATCCACGAACTTAGGTATAATAGGTACTGGTTTCCAGTCTAGGTTAAGGTAAGATAAATCACCGTTAATAGATAACTCATCTTTATACTTTTGAATAGACTGCTCTCCTCTAGCGTACAGTCTTAGATTATGAAACTTCTGTTGAGAAACATTATACCTGTTACTATGAGAGTCTTTAAACCACTCTTGCTCAATAGCCCTCGCTACTTTAAGTCCATACTCTGGACTCATTTTCTCTAGGTCAGGAACCGCTTGAGAAGGGAAATTTACATATACTGACTCAGCCATGCTATTTTATTATCTGGGAGTTAAATCCCTTATTGTTGTATTTTGCTATATTCAAATCCAAAGGTTGTATCTCTACTTTAGCGTTCGGCGCGTACAAGTGTCTGTTGCAAGCCATAATAGCTAAACCAGAACTTATAGACGCGTCGTGCTTTGTTCTTTTATTTATATCAAACCTAGCCCAATCATTCAGTAGTTCATTAAAATAAACAGTACCGTAATTACCTTCACCCAGATGACCTACGTGTTCTTGTATATACATCTCTATAGCTGAGGCGTGAGCTTGTTTAATGTCTTCACTTGAGTTTGGTATACCACCCACTTCTTTTTCAGCAACTGATAACTTCTTCCAAGTTTTATCTGGTCTATTCATACTGTAACCTCTATAACCTCTTCGGCGTAGATAGTACAGTAATCTAGGTTTGTTATTCTCTGCAAGTAAAGGCATACCATAAAACACCAATGCCATTAACACATCTTCAAAAAACATCTCTGCGGTTTGTGGTCTTGCTATATACTCTAGGAAAAACGTACTCGAAGGCGCATCTTCCATAGAAAATTTTGTTAATCCGTGGAGCGCCCCCTTCGATCCTTTACCATCAACAGTACCGCTAATATCATAACTGTCACACCCAAACGCGCCAACATGATCATTCCCTGGGAACTTAACACCATTTTTTATTATTTGTTTATTTTGCAAATTAGCTGGTGGTACCCAGCTTACCTTAAATCTTCCACCTGGATCTGGGTGGAAAACAACTTTGGAATCCTTAACACCGTTAACCCAACCAAAACTACCTGTCGTGGTGTGAGCAGCGTGTCTACTACCTTCGTTGTAGTCTATCTGCTCATATATCTTCATTAGGTTAAAGATACTGTTTTTACTTTCATCTCTAAAAGCGTGTTCCGTAGTTCTAGGGAACTGTCGGTAGAACTCATTCAAAGCATCTTGATCATCTTTTAATCCTTCAGCTTCATTCTCCCAACTGTCTACAACTCCAATATCTATTAATTCACCGTCTGGTCCCAGTCGTTCTCCATCACGTGGACTATCAAAGACTGGAAATCCGAATTCGTCAATAAATCCCTCATAGTTCCATTCCATAGGGACAAAGAGAGAATACAAGCCAGACTTTGTTTGTCCATTACGGTTTCTTCTAGAAACATCTGAGTCATTGTATAATTTTTTAAAGTTACTACCTCCTTTGTCTAACGCGTTTGAAGTAGATCCCATAAGGCATTTCCCTACGATTCTACTTCCAAGTCTTAAGCAAGTTTTTGTTACTCGCCAGTTGTTTAATATATTATCAGGTCTCTCCCACTTACCACTCTCATCATGTACCAGCAGACTTAGCTTTTCACCGTCATAACTGTTATCACCTGTATTCTTCCAGTCGATCGTTGTGTCAAGACCAGCAAGCTCCTCTAGCTTCTCATTACTCTGAATTTTCTTACGAGTAAATTTCGTAGAAGGTACTCGGTATGCCAACTCAGATTTCGGACGGTCCATACCATCCTGTATAGGTTTAAAGAAGAAAGGGTAATTAATTGATATAGGTACCACTTTATCTGTAAACATTTTCTTCGCATCGGCACCAGACTTAGATAAGATCCCATATCTACTATCACTCGATATAGTGGCTAAGTTAACTGTTTCTGCAGAGGACATAAAAGAAAAACCTGAACGACGGTTCTTAAGGTAGCACATTCCATAGCATCTCTTATCTGCCTTGCAGGCTTCCCAGAATATAAAGAATAGCCGATTGGCCTCTCTAAAGTCTGGTGCACCCACGTCGATTTTACTCCATTGAAGATACATATAGTGACTACCAGTTATGTACGTCGGTTTACCATTATTAGTAAACCAGAACCCTTCGTCCCTACGTCTGAACTCTTCGTCTATATAGTCATGCCACTTCTCTTTTTGTTCGTCTGGATAGCTTCTCCAGTCGAATATAGTTTTTAAACGGCTTAATTCCTTAGGCGTCTCTATCTTACCCCATTTATTGTTTTCGTGCTTGAAAACTTTAGTAGGTTTAGGTAAAGCTATCTTAAAACCCTGTATATCATATATCTCACCTATAACACCAGTCTTAGATAAAACCACTATATCGTGATCTTTATCGTAACCATACTTCCACTTCTTACCTCTGTTTAACCTGGTAAGAGTGGTTTTCTTTATAGGCTCTATTATTTTTAATAATGTCTGTTCGTACATTACTTAGATCTTCCTTCAGCAAAACCCTTAAAGACATTAGCTTTCTTTTCCTCAGGCTCTCGGCCCTCAAGTAAGTTCTCCTCCTCTTGGATTCTGGTTAATATCTCAAAGGCATCGAAGATAGCAAGCTTTTTTGTAGCAGCGGCGTTCTTGAGTCTGTCTGCGGTAATATCATCACCAGAATCTACAATAGCTTCTTTAGCTACCTTGATCAACTCTTCAACGGCTATTTGCCCAGCTTGGATTATACTCTTCTTCGTCTCCTTGATATTCATATTTAATTGTAATAAAATTAGATAAAACTCGGTACATCCTCTGACCATCCACCACAAACTCAAATTCACTGCTAGGTCTAAACCCAACTAAGTCCCCTTTGAAAACAGTTCCATCTGAGTATTTTACGATACCCATTAAAGGTCTCTCTCCTTCCATATCATAGTCACTTACAGACTTAACAGGTTTTACAAAGCAATACCCTTTCGGACAGATCCAATCCTTATCCCTTTTATACAAAAAAATCTGATCTGGAGAAACTAAGTACTTATTTTCCTCAAGGAAAGATCTACTGTTTCTTTCTTTACCTTTTACGTCGTGCCACCTTCTAAAGACGTTATGATGTAATGTTACTATATCACCCACTTTAGGATTCAAAGGAGCTCCAGCGCTAGGTACAGATAAGATTCTAGCTTCTCTGTTTACGTGCTGATGATTAAAAACCTCAGTGTTTAATATTAACTCTTTGTCTCCAACTTTTTTACTGTTGTTATATCTTTCACCTAATGGTTCTACAACATAGTCGTAAACTGAGTGCATTAGTACTGTAAGTTATACTCAACAGATATAGCCATGTTTTTGTTAAAATCTTTCCAAGGTATGACCGCTTTGTCTTTGCGTATATAGATAGAGTACTTGTCCTCCTCTTCTAGTATATCACAAATAGTATGACCGCCATACACTTCTTGCCCTACGGCATAGTGCATGGAGTCATTCTTGTAGTCTTTACCTATCGTGATCTTACGAATCAGATGGCTCATCTTTGTATTCGATAGTCCCGTCCTGGATGTTTATATTCACCTCACCATACTCTTTGCGAATTTCCTCTTGAACTTCGTTAAGTTGATCGTTGCCCTGAGCTAGCGTATGTAGTAAATTATGCTTTTGAGCCTCTATCTTTCCGATATCTGCGTGTAGCTTGTTTACAGCACTAACGATGTTCTGTACTCTCTCTAGTTGATCCTTAGAGATTGCCTCTGGCTTTAGGTCTACGACCTTGTTCTTCTTTTTACCCATAATTAAATTGTATTAAATTAAAATTGTTTGTTGTTTGTTTTATTCTCCGAAATAACATATTATACCTCCGTCATTATCAGCTTGGGGTGTTACGCTAGTCCATCTCCCATATAT